CCAGGCAGATAGGAATTGGACTGACACTCACACTTGCCTGCCCATGTTTAGCAGCGTGCTATTCTTCTTGATCCTCACCTACGCCTGCAATGAAATATCCCGTGGGCATCCCCAAGAAATATCCTGCCACTATCAGGATCAAGATATCAATCTGGCTGGCTGTAGCAGATTGATTCCAATACAGAACGCCGATCCCGAGTCCGAGAGTGATACATACGCCGAACATAAAATATAATATTTTCATTTAACTTTCCTTTTGCTTTGGTTGTGGGGGAGCAAGCTCCCCCGATTAGATTTACTTGATCATAGAGTTTAGTTCTTTCTTGATCTCTCTTGCTTTATCGCCTCGCCACCCTGTCGCATTGCTTAGAAAGTATGCGACTACCGATCGTCCAGAATCAGCTCCAAAGTAATCGTCTACCTTTTCCAGATAGTGCATTGCCTCCAGGTAGGGACGCGCCGCGTAATTAACTTTCTCTTGCCAATCGTTTTCGATTTCTTGAGCTATTGTGTTTAGTGTTCTCATATTATTTTCCTTTTGCTTTGTCGTTACAGTTTAATTGATGGGAGAGTATGTTTCAACTCTCCCGATTGAGTTAGACGATTATGTCGAATGTCACAACGTCTATTGTTTTGGCTGTCTGCTCTTTAGTCATATGCTTCCAGCCTATTGGAGAATCGAATTTAGTTTTGAATTGTCCAGACTCTTTTCCAGTAGTTTGAACTATCTTCATAACCTCGGGCCTCCAAATCTTTTTACGATTCGTTATTTCTTTTTGAATCGCTTTAAGTTCTTTTGCCGCTTTAGTGTTTGCCACTATCGCAGTGAGTTCTATTTCTTTAAGTCTCAACTCGCTCGGTAACATTGTTTCTATATCTTTCATAACTTTCCTTGTGTTGTAGTCATCGCCCTATGCAATAACATGTATGTTATTGTATACCTATTAAATCAATATGTACAACACTTTGTACCATTAATTTGATCATCTATTAGCGCCGAGCAAGCGATCGTATGACAAACTCGCGCACGTTGTTTGTCCAGGCTCTAGGTTCCCTAGCCTGGAATCGCAAAAAAAGGCGCGCTTGCGCGAGCATCCGACCCCCCCTAAACAAGAGTAGACATGCAATGTCTGTATAAATAACATTCACCACGCACAACTATGAAAAAAAATCATTTGACCAACCTATCCCACTTGTCCGAAGGCGATATGAAGGAGATGCTCCAGCTTCAGGAGCGTCTTGATTTTTTAAAACAGCAGGATAAGTGCCGGGACTCCTTCATGGACTATATCCGGTACATCTGGCCTGAGTTCATTGAGGGTGAACACCACCGTGTTATCGCGGATCGCATGACAGCTGTCGCCAAAGGTGAGTTAAAAAGGCTGATTGTAAACATGCCGCCCCGTCATACGAAATCTGAATTCGCCTCGATCTACTTTCCATCGTGGATGATGGGACTCCAGCCAAAGCTCAAAATTATGCAGACCACCCACACAGCGGATTTATCCATAAATTTTGGCCGAAAGGTCAGGAATCTTATGGATACGGAGGAATATAAGCGTATTTTTTCAGACGTTAACCTCGCTGCTGACTCGAAAAGTGCGGGAAAGTGGCAAACAGCCAAGGGTGGGGAGTATTTTGCGGCGGGTGTAGGCGGTGCAATCGCGGGACGGGGCGCGGATGTGCTGATTATTGACGATCCGCACTCTGAACAGGACGCGATGAGCATGAATCTGCTGGATTCCTGCTACGAATGGTACACATCTGGACCCAGACAGCGACTTCAGCCTGGTGGAGCCATTGTAATTGTGATGACTCGTTGGTCTACGATGGATTTAACGGGCAGATTGTTGAATCGACAGACTGAAACCAACGCAGATCAGTGGGAAGTGATCGAATTACCTGCCATATTTGAAGATACCGACGAAGTTTTGTGGCCTGAGTTCTGGAAGAAGGAAGAATTGGAGAGTGTCAAGGCTTCGATTCCTGTTACCAAGTGGAATGCGCAGTATCAGCAGAATCCTACCTCGGAAGAGGGTGCGATTATCAAACGAGACTGGTGGAATATCTGGGATGATGACGATCCACCCGCCTGTCACTACATTATCCAGAGCTATGACACGGCATACAGCAAGAAAGAGACTGCGGATTACAGCGCGATCACCACATGGGGTGTATTTACCCCTGGTGAGGGGCAGGGTGACGCAATTATCCTGCTGGATGCGCAGAAAGGCCGATGGGATTTCCCTGAACTGAAGATGGTTGCGCAGGATCAGTACAATCAGTACAGACCCGACATGGTATTGATAGAGTCACAGGCAAGCGGGACTCCTTTGACCCATGAGTTGAGGGCTATGGGGATTCCTGTGGTGAATTACAGGCCGAGTCGGGGGAATGACAAGATGACTCGCGTTCATGCGGTGAGTCCTGTGTTTGAGGCTGGAATGGTTTGGGCACCTGACCGTGTGTTCGCTGATGAAGTCATTGAAGAGTGTGCGGCTTTTCCGTTTGCACCAAATGATGATTATGTGGATACTACGACTCAGGCAATTTTAAGATTCAGGCAAGGTAATTTCATTAACCTTCATTCTGACGAGGCTGAAGAGGAGATATACCGAGTCAAGCGCGCATATTACTGAGGAGAAAATCCATGGTCATGAGTCTATTTAAAAAAGGTGTAAAGACTGGAGCAAAAATGCTTGATGAAGCATTGACTCCTTCTGAGTTAAAGAAGAAGCAAGCTGCTCAAAGAAGAAGAACAAACAAAAAATTAAAAGAAAAAGAAGATCCTTTGAAGTCTTTTGCTGGTAGCAAGGACAAGGCAATTAAGAAAGCCAGGCAAGAGGCCATTGATAAAGCAAAAGAAAAGGCTAAAAGAACCAGGGGCGCTCAAAAGAAAAGGCAGCAAAAAGAGAAAGAGGCTGCTGTAAGTAAAAGGAAAAAACAAATAGGAGCAGGTGCTGCTGTTGCTACTGGTGTTGGAACCGGAGTTGCTTTGTCTCGCGATAATACTAAAGCGCCAAAAGGTGGTGCTGGAGGCCGTTCTGGTTTTAAGTCTGGGATGACAGGAAACAAAAACAAGACCAAGCGATCAGACATAAAGTTGAATGTTAATCTTACTGGTGGGCCAGGACTTAAGTCAGGCGAAATCAGAAAGCCTAAATTGAAGCGCGACAAAAAAGCCGATGAAGCGTTTAAGGCCGCAAGGAAAGCGGCAAGAGGCACTGTAACTGGTAAAGGTGGCAGGAATGTTGGTGTTGGTGAGAACGTAAGAGCCAATGTCACAAGAGAGCAGTTAAAAGATACCGGGCTAACGCTTAGACAGTATTTGAACTTCATGGACAAGAACGATGGTAAGCGTCCACCTAAAGTTGCTACCAAGAGAATGGGCGGCATGATGAAGTCCAAGGGCATGGCTAGAGGCGGCGCGATGAAGAAGAAAGGTTACGCCAGTGGTGGTCCCGTAAAGAAAAACACAGGAAAGCGAACCCATCCTAGCGCCTATGAAGCAGCTGAAAAAAGAGCAAAGGCCAAAAAGCCAGTGCCTGAAGAAAACAAAGGCTTGAAAAAACTACCTAAAGATGTTCGCAACAAGATGGGTTATATGAAAGGCGGCGGCATGGCCAAGAAGGGATACGCCAAAGGTGGAGCGGTCAAGAAGAAAGGCGGCGCGCGCGGAGGAAAGCCTCGCGGTGTAGGTGCAGCTCTTCGTGGTTATGGCAAGGCGTTGAGATAATGTCTGTACTAAAGGGCATTAAAAAACTTGCCAAGTCTCAAGCAAAGAGAAGAAAAAAGATGGAGGCTGAGAAGCCTCTTTCTGCCCGAAGAGATATGGCAAAGAAGGATGTATTTACCGGAGAAAAATACCTGCCTGGTGGCCCTAAAACCATGAAGCGCATGACTCCTGAATACAGATCTTTTTTAAACAAACAAGCCAAAAAAGAAACAAAGAAAGACAAGCGCAAGGCAATGGCCTTGGCTGGCGCAACTGGAGCCACACTTGCTGGCGCTACCATGATCGGTGCTAAGAAAGAGAAAGAACGCCTTGAAAAAATAAAAAATAAAAAAGATGGTGGTTGGATACAGAAGGCAATCAAGAAACCAGGCGCATTAAAAAAGCAGCTTGGCGTGCCGAAAGATGAAAAGATTCCAGCGAAGAAGTTAAACGCTGCGGCTAAGAAGGGAGGAAAACTTGGCCAACGCGCTCGTCTAGCTAAGACGCTTCGCGGATTTAAGGATGGGGGAGTAGTCACCAAATGGGAGAATAAGTGGGGATAAAATAATTGCCGTACCTCCAAAGCAACATCCCGCATTTCAAGGCGTGGGTGAGAAGGGAATACACAGTCAATCACGAAAGATACCATGGCGAGTTTTTACACGCGATGGTGATCGCTGTTACCACGATGCCCACTCGTTGTTTAAGCTTTCAGGTAATCTTTACTGGCTGTGAAGCCGATGATGAAGATGACCCGAATATACATGGTGGCGCTATGTGGGCGCGTATGCCCATCACCGCGCTGGTCGCTGATACCCCATTTGAAGAATGGCCTATCCCTATGGCTGTACATGATGCCCAGCCGTGGGATTGTTCCTCACACCATCATGCTGTTTATGTTCTTGATCGAGCCACGCCTTGTCCCTGGCTGGCTAAGATCGATGGCGAAATGTATCCAGCCAAGTATCTTTTTACGGTAGATTATGCCGAGAATGAGATCGCAGATGATCCTGCACAGCACAAGCAGTCACATGTACTTGAGCTCTTGGATGCAGGCCCGTGGACGGGAAACATTGTCGCATTACCAAACAATCGCGTGAGGGTGACACACCCAGCCTGGTTTGAAACTGGAGAAGGCGCGCCAGACTTCAAACCTTCCCAACATATTCATTACAGTAAATCGGACTTGGATTATACGCTGGATGTCAATAGAATATTTGACAACCTGTACGCAGACAAAGAGTAAGCCATGGCTATTGAAAGAGGCGTTGATGAGATCGACATAGATGAGCTAGGCATCGAAGATAACTCCAAGGAGATTGTCATTGGTGAAGAAGCATCATCTGACGAAATAATTGATAGCATGGATGACGATGACATCCAGACCCTTGATGACGGGACGATGGTTTTTGGTATGGAGGATGAAGCCGTACCCAATATGATGGGCGACTTCAACCAGAACCTAGCTGAGATAATGGATGACCAGGATCTGGGCAAGATCTTCAGTGATTGCATGGCTGATGTTCAGGATGACATCTCATCCAGAAAAGAATGGATGGACCAGTACAAGGAGGGGCTTGAGTTCCTTGGCATGAAGTTCGAGGACCGCACTGAACCTTTCGAGGGTGCATCAGGTGTTATCCACCCTCTACTCGCTGAATCAGTCACCCAGTTTCAGGCACAAGCCTACAAGGAAATGTTGCCCCCTGGTGGTCCGGTCAAAACTCAAACAGTGGGTTTGGGTACGCCACAAACTGATTTACAGGCAGCGCGTGTACAGGAATACATGAATTATATGCTGACTCAGGAGATGAAAGAGTATGATCCTGAGACAGACCAGTTGTTGTTTTATCTCCCCTTATCGGGAAGTGCGTTTCGTAAAGTTCACTTTGACCAGTCGTTAAGCCGTCCAGTCTCAAGATTCATACCTTCTGAAAAGCTAATTGTTCCATATGGAACATCCAGTCTGGATAGTGCAGTAAGAATCACCCATGTCATTGACATGCCGACCAATGAAGTCAAGAAGCTTCAGCTTTCAGGGTTTTACAAAAAGACCCCGATGTCTGGCAAAGGCACAGGTGTAGAGGGTTACGATGAAGTTGATGAAGAGATTGATGAACTTCAAGGTGTCAAGCCCTCCGGTTCTACAGACTACGAAGCAGAACTGTATGAGATGCACATTGAACTGGATATCCCTGGCTTTGAAGACGTAGACGCACAGGGAGAAGAGACCGGAATCAAGTTGCCGTATATTGTGACGTTATATCCGAAAGAGTCTTCAGTATTATCTATTCGCAGGAATTACCTTCAAGCTGACCCAATGCGCAGGCGCATTGATTACTTTGTTCATTACAAGTTTCTACCAGGTGTCGGTTTCTATGGGTTTGGTTTAACCCATATGATTGGGGGTTTGTCCAGAGCCTCGACATCTATCTTACGGCAGTTGATCGATGCGGGTACTCTGGCAAACCTACCAGCTGGTTTTAAAGCCAGAGGCATCAGGATACGCGATGACGATACGCCATTGCAACCAGGGGAATTCAGGGACATGGACGCTCCTGGTGGCTCACTGCGCGATGCGTTACTGCCATTACCGTTCAAAGAACCAAGCGGCACACTGCTTTCTCTTCTAGGTATGCTGGTCGATGCAGGCAAACGCTTTGCCTCGATTGGTGATATGCAGGTTGGTGATGGCAATCAGGAAGCGCCTGTAGGTACGACTATAGCTCTGCTTGAGCGCGGTAGTCGTGTGATGAGCGCAATCCATAAACGATTGCATTATTCCCAGCGGATAGAATTCAGTTTATTGGCCAACCTGTTCAAAGACTATCTGCCGCAGCAGTATCCGTACATGACGGCTAATGGTGATCAAAGCGTCAAGCAGACTGACTTTGATGACCGTATTGACATTATTCCGGTTAGTGATCCCAACATTTTCTCAATGAGTCAGCGCGTTATGCTGGCACAGGAAATGTTGAAGATGGTGCAAGCGGCACCAGATA